AAGAAGAAGAAATGGCTTATGTATCAAAAGAAGAATTTAACTCTGCCGTTGAGGAAATCAAAGGTATGATAAACGAGCTAAAGGATAAAAAAGAAGAAATGGCTGAAGTAGAGGAGCAAGTAAAACAAGAACTTAGCGAAACTCCTGCTGTAGAGCCAATCACTCACAATCCTGAAGCTAAACAAGAGTTTAAAGTAAGATTCGGTCAAAACAGAAAAGAAACTGCTTTAGATAGAGTAATGAAAAAATTAACCAACAATTAAAATTAAATAAAATGCCAAATCCAACAATTACAAGTAGTTCGTACTCGGGAAGTTTCGCAGGAAAATATCTTGCGGCTTCGCTTCTTACGGCAAAAACATTAGATGATGCTGCGATTACTATACTACCTAACATTAAGTACAAAGCTGCTATGAAAGTAGGGGCTTTCTCAAATTTAGTAAGAAGTGCTGACTGTGATTTCGATTCTACGACTTCAGGTCTTACACTTACTGAAAAAGTATTAACACCAACTGAATTACAGGTAAACCTACAGATTTGTAAAAAAGAATTACACGCTGATTGGGAAGCTGCTCAAATGGGATTCTCTGCTTTTGACAACTTACCTCCATTATTTTCTGATTTCGTTATCGCAAGAGTAGCAGCAGAGGTTGCAAGTGCAACTGAAACTTCTATATGGGCAGGTGCTGCAGGAGAAGGAAACTTTGACGGGTTTACTGCTTTAGCTACTGCTGATTCAACTGTGGTAGATGTATCTGCTGCAACAGTAACTTCTGCAAACGTAATTGCTCAATTAGGAGCTATTGTAGATGCTATTCCATCAGCAGTTTACGGAGCAGATGACCTTGTTATTTATGTATCACAAAACATTTATAGAGCGTACATTAGAGCTTTAGGTGGTTTCGGTGCATCAGGTTTAGGTGCTAACGGATACGATAATAAAGGTAACAACCAATCATTAAATAACTTATTTTTTGATGGTGTAAAGGTTTACCCAACATCAGGTTTAGCTGACAACAGAGCAATTGCTGCAAGGTCGAGTAACTTATTCTTCGGTACAGGTCTATTAAATGACAGAAATGAAGTTAAGGTAATTGATATGTCAGATATTGACGGAAGTCAAAACGTAAGAGTAGTAATGAGATATACAGCAGGATGCCAAATTGGTGTAGGTGCTGATGTAGTTCTTTATTCTTAATATTTTAACTAACATATAAAGGGGTGGGTAGTAATCTGCCTACCCTTTTTTTAATACCAATAAAATTATGGCTTGTTTATTAACTAAAGGTAGAGCTTTACCCTGTAAATCAGGAGTAGGTGGATTAAAGTCCGTTTACTTTGCTGATTACGGTACGTTAGGAGCTATCACAATCGCGTCTAATGAAATATCAGCAATAGCAGGAAGTCCTACACTAATGCAATTTGACATTAAAGGAAATTCTACTCTAGAAACTGCTGTTACTTCATCTAGAGAAAACGGTACTACATTTTACGAAAGCACGTTGACATTGAATTTTACGTTTCAAGAAAAAGAAACACAAGAGGAAGTTAAACTTCTTGCAGTAGCTAGACCTCACATTTGGGTAGAGGATTACAACGGCAACTATTTCTTAGTGGGTAAGGTACACGGAGCAGAATTAACTGCTGGTACATTTTCAAGTGGAGCAGCTATGGGTGATTTAACAGGATATTCGTTAACATTTGTTGCTCAAGAAACTGCACCGCCAGACTTCACTGTTTCAACTGTTGTTACAGGTGCTACTCAAGGAACTAAAATAGTACCTAACTAAAAATAATTTATTATATTTATATAAGTTTTCATAAATTTTTGAATTAGTTTTGTTTTAAAGGGGGGTTTTCGGACTCCTCTTTTTTTATACACAAAATTCAAACTTAATACGTTATATAAGTATGATACACTTAACGACATCAGCTTCAACTCAAACATTTAAAGTTATACCAAGAAGTTATACAAGTTCTGTTAGTATGATATTGAGGGACGATTCAACAAACGCCTCAACTACATATACGGTAAGCACAACAACAGATAAAAACTATTTAGTAGTATCAAAAGCATTAAGTCCTGTACTTGTAGAGGGTAGATTCTACGACTTAACATTAAAAGAGGGAAGTAATGTAATTTATAAAGATAAAATTTTCTGTACAGACCAAACAATATCTTCTTATTCAGTTAATAATGGAGAATTTACAGTTCCAACAGGCAATGATGTCTATGATAATGATTATATTGTAATATGAAAAATAAATCAGATTTAAGTATTGTAAATTTAAGCACTTATACTTCTCCACAAGTAAAAGAAGTTAGAGGCAAAGATTTTATTGAATACGGTGAAGACAACAACTACTTTCAATATCTAATAGACAGATACAATGGAAGCCCTACTAATAACGCTATAATAAATGGTGTTAGTGAGATGATATTCGGTAAAGGATTAGATGCTACCGATTCTAACAGAAAACCAAATGAGTATGCTCAAATGATGAGTTTATTCAACAAAAACTGCACAAGGAAAGTATGTTACGACCTTAAATTAATGGGTCAATGTGCAATACAGGTAATTTATTCTAAGAATAGAAGCAAGATTGTACAATTAGAACACATACCAATTGAAACGCTTAGGGCAGAAAAATGTAACGACAAAGGGGAAATAGAAGCATATTATTATTTTAGTGATTGGTCTAAGTACAAACGAGGAAACGAATTAAAAAGAATACCTGCATTTGGAACTTCTAGAGAGGGTTTAGAGATTATGTACATAAAGCCGTATAGAGCGGGATTTAAGTATTATAGTCCTGTGGATTACCAAGGTGGAACGCAATACGCAGAATTAGAGGAGGAAATATCTAACTACCATTTAAATAACATACTAAACGGACTTGCTCCAAGTATGCTAATCAACTTCAATAATGGAACTCCTGACCCTGAGCAAAGAGAAATGATAGAGAGACGTATCTACCAAAAATTCTCGGGGAGTAGCAATGCAGGTAAATTTATTCTTGCTTTCAATGATAACTCAGAAACAGCAGCAACGATAGACCCTATCCAATTAAGTGATGCACACAATCAATATCAATTTCTAAGTGATGAAAGTTCTAAAAAGATTATGGTATCACATAGGGTTGTAAGTCCTATGCTATTTGGTATAAAAGACAGTACAGGGCTTGGAAATAATGCAGACGAGTTAAAAACAGCTTCTATCTTGTTTGATAATTTAGTAATTAAGGGCTTTCAAGGGCTTTTAATAGACCACTTTGACCAAATACTAGCTTACAATGATATATCGCTTAATTTATACTTTAAAACGCTTCAGCCACTTGAATTTACAGACTTAGAGAACGTAGAGGATGAAGAAACTAAGGAAGAAGAAACAGGGGTTAAGCTAAAAAAAATAGATGGACAGGATGTTTTCCCTACTAAAGAAGAAGCAAAAGCTAAGGCTGAAGAAATGGGGTGCAAGGGTTACCACGAACACAAAGAAAACGGAATGACTTGGTATATGCCTTGTAAAGACCACACACAAATTGAAAACCTATCAGATAATGGTTTTAGAGAAAAAGTAGCACAAAAACTAATAGACTTAGGCCAAGATGAAGAAGAATTAACTAAAGATTTTGATTTAATAGATGAATCTAATGTCAATTACGATTATGAAGATGAGATGGATGAACTAATTGAAAACGTTAACAACGAAGTAAAATTAGCAGAGGTAGGGAAAGCTACACCATACAGAGAAAGTGAACAAGACGGGGTAAGCAGAAAAGAATCACAAATAGGAAACACTTTTTTAGTAAGATATTTTTACAGCCCAGCTAAAGTAACAGACACAACGAGAGAGTTTTGTAGAAAAATGGTAAATGCTAAAAAGGTTTATCGTAAAGAAGATATTATAGCAATGGATGATGAAGTTGTGAATGCGGGATTCGGTGAAAACGGAACAGATAAATATTCTATTTGGCTTTACAAAGGTGGTGCAAGATGTCATCATTATTGGAGTAGAAGAACATACCTAAGAAAAGATGGCAACAAAGGTTTAGGTAAAAAACTATATGATTCAGAAGCTAAAAGAAAAGGTTTTGAAGCACCTGACAACCCGAAAGAAGTAGCAATGAAGCCTAAGAATATGCCTTACAAAGGATATACAGCAGCATACGCAAAAAGAATAGGAATAAGTAGATAATTATGGCAACAGTATTATTCATATCAAGAACAGATTTA